AATCGATCCACTGGCGGAGGTAGGCGCGAATCAAGTTCACATCGTCTGGAAAAGCTCGAGTGCCCTCGAGGTAACGTTTGATCGCCGGCACGAGTTTGCCGCTGACTTCGTACATCCAGTATTTCGGCGCCTGCGGATGGTCAGGCGGGAGCAGCGTTCGTTCCGTCATGGGCGCGCCTCTTTCAGCCTGTTGGCGAGGTCGATCCACCCCTGGAACACGGTCTTATCCGGGTCATGCGCCGAGACGCCGGCCGCGATCGTGACCGCAATCAACAGGTTGTCCCAATCGCCGCGCGCCATCTCGAGCGTGACCTTGTCTCCGTTTTCGGTGAGCTTCATGCGTCCTCTTTCGCTAGTTTCGATAGATCCACTTCTACCGGCCGGCGCATCATCTGCGGATCGGAACCGAACCGAAAATATCGCTGCAACGGGTTGGGTTCATCCAGGAATTCGATCTCGATCATGTGGAGCGATTTGGCCGCCAGCGCTTCCGCGTGATCGTTTGCCAGCATCGCAATCCTGGTATCGAGTTCTGCGTCATCGTTCAGTTCCAGGAGATCCTCGAACTGCGCCACGCCGGCGACGAAGCCGCGGATCGCGAGGCGCATCATGCGGCACCTCGCATCGCCGGCCATATTTCTAAGATCCGTAGACCTTTCCATTTGGTCATGGCTGTGTGCTCATGGTTTAGCCACCGGCGCCGCCGCTGCGCCACCCTCCCCCGAGCGTAGCGAGGCCGCGGCGCCGGCTTGCGCTCGGGGCACAAGGTCAGGATGCGTCCAGCCCTGCCCGGGCACGTAGCCGTGGCCGGCATAGGGGTGCTGCGCCCAGTCGATGGGCCCGTGCAGACGCTTAGATTCGCAGGCTGGGCACATTTAGTTGAACCCCTCGATCCAGGCTCGAACGGCCCGTTGGTCGTTGTGGGCTCCGTAAAACATCGGGGCAATTCTCAAACCTATGTGGTTCTCCAGTTCCGGGTGTTTTTTGAGATCAGACATCATCGAGGCCATTGCCTCCCTGGGATCGCCGGGCAGATACTCCAGTGCCCTCTTTTTGCACCAGGCGAGGTGTTCTTCGCGACTCTGCATTTACCAGTCCTCCCGTTCGTAGATTCGGTTCTGCAAGTCCTGCATGGTCTTTTCGATGCCCGTCAGTTCGATGCCGCGCAGTTCGCGCCAGCGGTCCCGCAAATCACTCTTGGCGTGATCCCAGGAATCGGAGAAACAGCGCCCTATGTAGGCCAGCACCGAAGCCGGCCGCGCCACCTCGCCGCACATCCTGGCGTGCTGCGTCTGCGCCTGCATCCAGGTCGAGCAGCGTGTCTGCTCGTACCCGCCTTCACCGTGCCAGAAAGCCATCGTTTCAAAGAGCAGCGGCGGCCCGTCGCCCCAGGCGTGGTTCAGCCCGAGGAACACGGTCGACACGTTGCACATGCCGAGCACCCGGGTGTGCGCCACGCGCCGGTCCATCGTTTCGAACTTCATTGCGGCTTCCAGGATGTCGCCCTGGATCCGGACGGGCGTCTGCCCGATCAATTCGTACCAGTCGCTCATTGCTCTCCGTCCTCTTTCGCCGGCGGCTGCGAGGCATAATACTCTGCCTCAAGCTCCTCGAGGCTGAGTCCGCTCTTGCGGCGCGGTTCCGGAGCCGAGGCTACCTTGGAGGATTTATCCATTCGATCCAACCATCTTTGAGCGTTGTCGCCGGCATCCGTCCGGATGCGGGCGCCGAGGTCACAGTCGCAATACTGGTGCCGGCCGCGGACCCGGATGATTCCCGTGTCGTTGCAGTCGGAACATTCGGTGGGCGGTTTCTCGCCCAACGGCTGCGCAGCGTTGCCGGGTCGAACGGATGGCGGGAACCGTGCCTCGAGGAGCTGCTTTAGGGCACCGGTCCCGAGCCACTTCTCGGCCCACTTCTCGCGGGCCTCGCGCACCAACCACCGCGCCTGCGCTTCCGGCGGCCAGACGTTGTTGTTACCTATCCAGCCGCGGCACCAGCGTATGAGATCCTGCGCCATCGCGTTAATCGCAATATTGCTCCGCGGGCAATCGTTAATTGTCGTGAGTTCAGTGGCCAAGGTAAGAGCCACTGTCGGATCCAAATCTGCTAACGCCATTTGCGGTCCTCCTCTACCTGCGCGGCTATGCGCCGCAGTCTCTCTTCGTCTATGCCGGTTGTTGTTGCCGTTTTCGCTTTCTTCAGCGCCGGCGGCGGGTCTGCCTCGTAGGATTCGAGCCACTTGCTGGCAAACGGGATCCAGCGGCCGCCGTCGTCTTGCCAGCGGTCGCAGGACAGGTAAACCTGCAACCGGGCCAGAATGCCTGCCTGCTCGGTTTTGGTCTTCTTCTCAAAGGAAGGTTTTGCTTTGGGTTCGTCGAAGTGATCGGGGGGGTAGGCGGCTTTGAATTTCTGATACGGCGACCGGTCCTCCTCCTCTTCTGCCTTTTTCGGTGGGTCTTCTTCCAGGGTAGGAACAGCGGAGGAGGAGGGGGGGCGCTCGCCAATATATTCCTTTCCGTTCCTTTCTTTCCTTTCTTCCTTATAGCGCGACGGCGCGCAGAGGGTTTCTGCCCGCGCGCGGAGGGCATTCCCGGTCTTTTCCCACTGCGCGATATCGTCCGACAGGGATTTTAGCCCGTCGCGCGCGACTGGTATTTCCGGATCAGGGGTGATTTTCCAACGCTTTAGGAAGGTCTGGAGGGGTTTCAGCTCGGCGTCGTCAAGCTCCAAAATACCAGTCGCGCGCGACTGGTATTTTACTTTCTGCGCCGGGCGGGGAACCGCAAACGAGTATATCTCAACTTTCCCTTTGCGGAGGGGTCCGTCGTCCGCTGACCGCCGGCAACCCAGTCCCTCCTCTTCCAATTCGATCAAGGCGCGCCGGACATTCGGGAGGGATAATCCAGTCTGCTCTACCAGATCGGACGCAGTGAGCGGGACCGTTTTGCCGTTGTCCATCTTGACGGCCAGTTCTTGACGCCACCCCATCGTCGCCAGTTCCAGGCACGCATATACCTGGCGGGCTTCATTGGATAGCGAATTCCGCATCATTCGCTGCGGGCGGGCCTTCGGGGTGACGTACCACTGCTTCTCAGGGATGATGATCGGTTGACCATCGGCACCGGTCACCTCGAGTGTGGCTTTTTCCCGGTGCTTGGGAGGCGCGGCGATCATTGCGCGGCCCCTGCAAAGCCCTGCTTTCTGCTTTTCATTTGTGGAATTCCTTCCAGCTTCGGGACTTCATTGCCTGGAGGGGATGGGAAACTGGGCGGGTCTATGGCAAGATGGACTTAGCCTTGAAGCGTTCTCCCAACCTTGTAGGGGCTCGCCACTGCGTAAATTTCTTGGCAGAAGGACGCAGAGCGGGCAAAAGCAATAGGGGGCGCTCTTCCAGGTCGCGGCATAGTTTTATGGAGTAGGCGAACCCTTCGGAGTTCGATTACAATATAAAATTTTCCGACCCTAGTTCTGCTCCTGTAGTACTTTGCAGTCCCACCCCGGTAGTACTCTGCGTGCCCCGATTTTCGGTGTACGGCAAATAAACTGAAAGAGACGAAAACGGCCGCTCCAGGTGTTATCAGCACCTGGAACGGCCTGACCACCCTAGCTTTCTTGGAGCCGGAATGGCCTGTACTAATCCTAATATTGAGATCTCCATCGAGATGCTCAAAGCCGAACAACTGCGTCTGCGCAAGGGCGTAGTCGCACGAAATACCGTGGTGGGCTACGGGTACGACTGGCGCATGTTTTGCGCCTGGGCGAAGGCCCGCGGCCTCGCTGCGCTGCCAGCGACGGCCGATACCGTAGCGCTTTACCTGACCGACCTGCTGACGCAGGGAAAGAAGATCACGACCGCACGCCGGCGCAAATGCGCCATCTTCTACGAACACCTGGCGCGCGGGCTGCCGTCGCCCGGCGTCGACCCTATCCAGGAGCTGTTGCGTGGCGCCCAACGTCTCAGCGGCGAGAAACCGCGGCAGATGCGACCGATCACCGTGCGCGATCTGCGCCGGATGTCGTCCAAACTCGCCCGTATCGGCACGCCGCGGGCACTGCGGGACCGTGCCCTGCTGGTGGTGGGTTTCGCGAGCGCGCTGCGCCGCTCCAACCTCGGCGCCCTCAACCTGGCCGATATCGAATTTGTGCGCGAGGGCGTGATCCTGACCATAGATCGCGAGAAGGGCGATCAGGAAGGGCGAGGCCGGTTCATCGGGATTGCGCGCGGCCGCCATACCGATACGTGCCCGGTGCGCGTGCTGCGGGCCTGGCTGCGCCTGCGCGGCGCCCGTCCCGGTCCCCTCTTCCCTAGCATGAACCGCCGTCACCCGGGCGTGCCCTTGGACGGCGACAGTATCTGTCGCCTGGTCAAGCGGGCTCTGACGCTCATCGGGATCGATCCGGTGCAGCACGGGGCCCACTCGTTGCGCGCGGGCTTCGTCACCGCGGCCGGCGAGGCCAATGTGGGAGAGCTGGTGATTGCGAGCCAGACCGGGCACCGCAGCATGCAGGTTCTGCGACGGTATTTCCGCCGCTCGGACATCTGGCGGGCGAATGCCAGTTCCCTGCTCGGCTTGTAAGCCTATGACGGATTGGAGATGGTTTGTCGTTTTGTCTCCCCCTCTTGCAATAGAGGGTTGGGAAGAGGCGACCGTTTGCAAGACTCCTGTGGGACAGGAGCACGATCGCCCTTTCCAATTCCGAACTGCCCGGGGATCAGCCGAGCGAAAAGATGGTAGCACATAATCGTTTCTTCCCTCCACGAGTACATGCCAGCCTCTCCCCTCGACGGGAACACCTCTTTCGAGGCCGCTCTTAGACTCGGACTCGGGAAGACACTAGACGCAACCAGAGTATTACCGCGATCTAAGATCGTACAGGGATCGTCACAGTCGCCGGTGCCTTTCCATACCGGAGTCTGAGGTAAACCCCTTATTTCCGCCCGCCCGGAGCCTTGATTGCGTCCACGTCGCGCCGCGCGACACGGTAGCGGCCGCCCACCCGCACTCCCACGTCGAGGGCGCCGAGGCGCCCTTCCTCGATCATGCCCAGCAGGAAACTGGCCGGCAGGCCGGAATAGTGCGCGGCCTCGTCGACGGTGAGCCAGGGACGATCCGGCGCAGCCTGGAGCGGCGGTTGGACAGGCGGCAGTGCCGCCACTTCGCCCGCCGGCGCCGCACCTCCGCGGTACGCGACCAGGCGCTTCTGGCCGTCGACGACGGCCCGCTGGACGTCTCGGGCGAGGAGCACGGTCTGCCGGCGTTTGGTGTCCGGATCGACGACCTGGCGGCGCCGGATCACGCCCGTGTTCGACAGCTCGAGCACCCGGCGAACGCTCAACCCGAGCCGTGCGGCGGCGATTTGTTTGGAGATATATTCAGGCGCCGGCGATGCGACTGCGGGCACAGAACTGCGGTATGCTGGTCTTGAATTAGACATGTTTTGCGATACCTTGGGCGGGCGTTCCACGCGCCCGCTTTCTTTTTTCTACCCTAACAATTTAGCTCACAATCAGCGCAAGCACCCAGAACGGGAGTCCTAGTCCCTAGCGGAACAGCATCGGGGCCAGGGTTGCGAGCACCCAGAATGCGAGGCCGGCCGAGAGCAGCGCAGGGTAGTACGGGTTTGGAGCGTTCCACCATCGGGACACGGCTCCGAGAACGAACAGCACGAACGCAAACACCAAACAGATCAGCGGCATAACATCAACTCCTGGTTGTGCCTTGTGGCGTTAACGAGGTACGATACTTCCAAAGTATAGTGACACACCCCCGCCGGGCCGGGGCCAAGAGATTCTCTCAAATAGTCCGCATTCCCCTGCATCAGTCTAGTTGTGCCCCAATTTTCCGCGCCAAAAGTACCCGTATACACCCAATACGGGATGCTCGAAATGGCCGATGCGGAACGTGTGCGCCAACTCGCGCAGGCTCCGAACGCGGACTTCGTCAGGCGCCATAAGGACGGGCAGTTGATGCGAATCAACCTCAGTTCGCACGGCGAGGATTACGGGCGCCGCGGGCGCGCAGGCAACCCGCAAAAAGACGTGTATAACGCGGAGAGCGACGAGAACCCGCCGCACGTCTGGAACTTCAAACATAGCCGCGGGCGGGCGGGCGAAGCGCAGTCATGACCGTGGGCGGCCTCAAAAAACTGCTGGATCCGCTGGATGACGCGCTACCGATCATCGTGGTGGCGCCATGCATGGACGAAGATGGCGACGAGTGCGCGACGTGGTTCCAACTGCGCGCGGTGACCAGCGAGCTGGATGCGGATATCGCCGAGGAATACGCTCATTTCGACTGCACGCCTCTGGACGACAAATCATGACGCCGGCAATTGACGTCGAAGCCGAACTAGTCGATTTCGTTGCGCAGTTCCGCGACGATCCCTACGGCTTCGTCATGGCTGCATACCCTTGGGGCGAGCCGCGGACTCCGCTCGCGGACTACGCCGGCCCGGACCAGTGGCAGGCCGAGCTGCTGCGCGAGATCGGCGAAGAGGTCCGGAAGCGCGGCTTCGACGGGCTCAACGCGGTGGGGCCGATCCGCCAGGCCATCTCGAGCGGGCACGGGATCGGGAAGAGTACGACGTCTGCGTGGCTGGCGAATTGGATCATGTCCACGCGCCCGAACTCGCAGGGCACCATCACCAGCAACACCTTCGCCCAACTCTCCACCAAGACCTGGCCGGCGATCCTCAAGTGGACACGCATGCTAATCACCGGCCACTGGTTTGTGGTGGGCCAGGAAAAGATCGTAGCCAAGGCGGCGCCCGAGTCCTGGTTCGTCACCGCCCAAACCTGCCGGCGCGAGAACAGCGAGGCCTTCCACGGGCAGCACGCGGCGCGCAGCACCTCCTGGTATCTGTTCGACGAAGCGAGCGCGATTCCAGACGAGATCTGGAACGCGGCCGAGGGCGGCTTAACGGATGGCGAGCCGATGATTTTTGCGTGGGGCAATCCCACGAGGAACACGGGCAAGTTCCACCGCATCGTCTTCGGGTCTGAGCGGGACCGGTGGAAGCAAAAGATCATCGATTCTCGTACCGCCAAGTTCACGAACAAGACGCTGCTCGAGGAGTGGATCCACGATTACGGCGAGGACAGTGACTTCGTCCGCGTCCGGGTCCGCGGCATCGCGCCGCGCGCCGGCGAGTTGCAATACATCGACCAGGAACGGGTCTGGCAGGCGCAGCAGCGTGAGGCCACCAGCTTCCCAGACGATCCCCTGGTTTGTGGATTCGACGTCGCCGGCCGCGGTGGGATGTTCAGCATGGCGGGCGCCCGGAGCGATGGCGGCGACGGCGGCGCAGCACGGCGTGATAGCGGCGGATCCGGCGCCTGGAATGTGATCGCCTTCCGGCGCGGTCTGGACGCGCGCAGCATTCCGGCCGTCCGGATCTCTGGCGAGGACACGCGCGATCGCAGCGTGATGATGGCGAAGCTGACCGAGATCCTGAGTGATAAGCGGCCCTCGCACCGGGTCGCGATGATGTTTGTCGATTCGGCCTTCGGCGCGCCCTACGTAGAACGGCTGCGCGGCATGGGCTACGAAAACGTGATGGAGGTCAACTTCGGGGCGCCTTCCCACGATCGCCACCAGGCCAACATGCGCGCGTACATGTGGTCGCGGATGAAAGAGTGGCTTCTGAAGGGCGCGATTCCCGCGGACAACATCCTCGAGACGGACCTCACCGGGCCAGGCTATCACTTGAACAAATCCGAGCAGTTGGTGATCGAGAGCAAGCAGGACATGGTGAAGCGCGGGATCGCGAGCCCGGACTACGGCGATGCGCTGGCGCTGACGTTCGCCGCCTTTGTGCCGCCGCAGGCGCCCACCGCGGCGCAGGAACTCGGGCGCGGGTTTGGGGGCGGCGGCTCATGGATGGGGTGACGAATGAGAATCCAGGACCACGCTAGAATCCAAGATCTTTGCCGGCGCCGCGACCTCATAGACGTTGAGCAAATGGCCAGATATCTAGGTGGGACGCGGCGGCTCGATGAACGCGATATTCCCCTGAACACGCCGGAAGGCCAGCGCTTGCTGGGCGCGCGCGACCTGATCGCGGAAGAGGCTTTCGAGGAGAGGGACTCACGGTGAGCATCTCCTACGATCCCAAGTGCGAAGAACTCGCGCGGTTCTTCCTGACCACGGAAAGCACCAAACCAGGCCAGGAACAGGTGAGCCGGCTGGCCGGCAAGATCCAGCAGGCGATCGAAGAGTTTCTCGAGTGTGAGTTGTAGTGCCCAAATTAACCGTACTCATGGGTGCGCCCGGATCCGGCAAAAGCACTTACGCCAAAGGCACCGGAGCGCACGTCGTGACCACAGACGCCGGCCGCACCCGCGGCCAGTCGCCCGGCGACACGCTGCACAACGCCTACCGGGAGATCAACGCAGCGCTGGCCGCCGGCAAGAACGTCGTGTTCGACACCACGGGCAGCAACCCGAACGTCCGCAAGGCGGCCGCCACGATCGCCGCCAAGCACGGCGCGCAACTCGCCGCGCGGGTCATCGACACGCCCGTGGCGTCCTGCCTACAGGCGCAGGCCGGCCGGTCCCGGCCGGTGGCGGCCGCGGACGTGCGCCGCATCCACGACGCCGTGCGCAAGCAGACCGCGGGCCTCAAGGGCGAAGGATTCAGGGACGTAAGCGTCGTGCGCCGGAAGTAAGCCACATGGCGAGTAAAGCCGAGAAAGACCTGATCGCGACCGCACGCGAGCGCTACAAACTCGCCGAGGAAGCCGAGCGCGAGATCCGCAAAGAGGCGAAGATCGATCTGCAATTCGCCGCCGGCCAGCAATGGGACGCGGACGACATGCTGCGCCGCAATGCGGTGGGACCGGGCAAGCGGCCCTGCCTGACCTTCAACAAACTCACCGGCCCACTGAATCAGGTTGCGAACCAGGCCCGAATGAACAAACCGGACCTCGAGGCGCTACCCGTCGATTCCTCGAGCGACCCGGCGACCGCCAAGGTCTACGAGGGCATGATCCGGCACATTCAGTACGCCTCGAAAGCCGATCAGGTCTACGAGACGTCGCTCGATCAAAGCACCAAAGGCGGCTTCGGCTACTTCAAGGTCACCACGCGCTTCTGCGGCAACAAGACGTTCGATCAGGAGATCCGGATCGAACGCATCCTGAACCCGTTCTCGATCCTGATGGACCCCTACGCGCGCGAAGCGGACAAGAGCGATGCGAAATACGCCTTTGAACTCGAGTGGTTTTCGCGGGACGAGTACGAGGACGAATTCGGCAAGACCGAAGTCGCGAAGATGAATTTCTTCGACGGTGGCGTGAACCCGGTTCCCGACTGGATCACGCGCGACGGCGTGCTGGTGGCACGGTACTGGTATCTGGAAATCGAAACCAAGACCCTGGTCGCGATCCAGTGGCCGGATGGAAAGGTCACCAACGAGTACCTCGAGGATCTGCCGGCCGAGCTTCCGCCCGGCCTCGCGTTCGCCGTCGACGAGAACGGCGATCGCATCGAGCGCGAAGACCAGATCCGGCATGTGAAAATGTGCCGGCTGAACGGCGTGGAAGTCCTGGACGAAACGGTGTGGAAAGGCCAGTGGATCCCACTGCTCGCCGTGCTCGGCGAGGAGATGTACATCGAGGAAAAGCGCTATTTGTTCAGCCTGATCCGGTTCGCCCGCGACCCGCAGAAGCTGTACAACTTCTACCGCAGTTCCGAGGCTGAGACGGTGATGCTCGGGACCAAGGCGCCTTGGGTTGGCGTCAAAGGCGCCTTCAAGGATCCGCGGTGGGCGACCGCAAACACCGTGCCGTGGGCCTACCTCGAGTACGAGCCGATCGACATCGCCGGCAACCCGGTTCCGATGCCGCAGCGCAACGTGTTTGAGCCGCCGATCCAGGCGTTGAGCATCGGCGCCGCGCAGGCCTCGGACGACATCAAGGCCACGACGAACGTCTACGACGCCTCGCTGGGATCGCAGTCCAACGAGACGTCAGGCATCGCGCTTCAGCGGCGCCAGGGACAGATGGAACTGTCTAATTTCCATTTTGTCGACAATTTGAATCGCGCCATTTTACAGTGCGGCGTCATCCTCTGCGATCTCATTCCGAAGATCTACGACACCCCGCGCCAGGTACGGATCTTGGGCGAGGACATGCAGGAAGAGATCGTCACGGTGAACGAGAAGTTCAAGGACGATTACGGCAAGGAGCAGTGCTACGACCTCGCCAGCGGCAAGTATGACGTCAGGTTGAAGATCGGGCCAAGTTTCAAAACTCAACAGCAGGAAACCGCGGCGCAGGTCACCGAGTTGTCGCGCAACTTCCCGCAACTGATGACCGTCGCCGGCGATATCGTCTTCGACAACCTCAACTTCGCCGGCGCCGAGAAGATCGCAGATCGCCTGCGGCGCGCCATGCCGCCGAATTTGACGGAAGACGCCGGCAAGAAACCCGCGGAGTTGCTCGCGCAGCAGAACGCGCAGCAGGCGCAGCAGATCGAGCAGTTGACCGCCGCCCTCAACAAATTGAGCGAGGACGTGCGCGGCAAACGCATCGAGGCCGAATCGCAGCAGCAGATCGAACTGATGAAGATCGAGAGCAGCGATCGCCAGGCCGCCATGCGCGCCCAGGTCGACCTGGTCAAGGTCGAAGCGCAGTTGAGCAGCACCGAGAACATCGCGCTGCTCAAGTCGCAGGTTGCGGACCTTGAGCGCCAGATCGCCTACATGGCGTCCGGGGCCGCGGCGCAGTCCGAGGAACCGCAGGAACCCGGCGAAGGCATGGAAGGCGCCGGAATGCCGCCGCCCGGCGCAATGGGCGGCATGGCCGCACTTCCGCCCGCAGCTCCGCAGGTTGGACTATGAAAGCCGTTCAGATCGGGCCGTTCGCCATGCCCCAGACTCCGTACCCTTCGATGCAAATGAGGTGCGTATCCCAACCGATACGGGAGTCACGAACATACGGCGTCACGGTGACATGTTCCGGCTCGACGCGGAAGGCGAAGGGGCCGAGGCTCTCACGAATGATCTCAACTAGGTGCTCGCGATCGCGAACCGGCTGGACGGTTGCCATGCTCTCGTCCAGGTGCCCGCGGTGTTCGCGGACCAGCCGCTCTTCAGTTCGATCCATAGCGAAATTCTAGAACGATTTATGCCAGACGAAGTAACCCTCACGCCCGAGCAAGGGACGGAAGGCGCCACAGCCAGCGAGGCTCCCACAGATTTCAGGGAGTTTGCGAAGTGGCGCGCGACCGGTGAATTGCCCGAAGCGAAGGAACCCGCTACACCCGCGGCCGCGGACGACAAACCGCCGGCCAAAACTGAACCGGACTCGGAAACGGACGACTCTCAGGAAACAGGGGAAGACGACGAACAGGATGATGCAGCGCCCGCCAAAGGCAGAGGCGGGTCACGGCAACGCCGGATTGACAAGCTCACACGGGAAAACGAGGAGTTGAAGCGGCAACTGGCCGGCGCGCAAGCGCCGCCGCCAAAGCCGCAGGATAAGCCCTCCGAACCCGCGCAAGCGGCCGTCGCCGGCAAGCCGAAACTCGAGGACTTCAAATCCCTCGAGGCGTACCAGGAAGCCTTAACGGACTGGAAATTCGATCAACGCGAACGCGGCCAGCAAGAAGCGGCAGCGAAAGCGGCGGCTGAGAACGCAGTCCGCACAGAGCAGGAACGGTGGACGGTGAAGGAAAAGGCCGCCCGCAAGGCGCACGACGACTACGATGACGTGATCGACACGGTAGTGATCCCGGCAGGGCCGGGAGTACGCTCCGCACGTCAGGCGATGCTCGAGGACGAGCATGGCGCCGAGCTGCTCTACTACCTGGGTAAACATCCGAAAGAGTTGGAACGCATCGCCGGCCTGTCGCCGGCGTCTGCGGTTCTGGCAATCGGCAAACTGTCTGCCACGTTCGAC